CACAGGGATAAGGGTGATGAAAATCTGTACAAGAAATCGTTCATATCCTGGCATATACACCTCCTATTCTTTGCCCTCAAATTTCCAAGCGACACCAGTTCCGTTTTGTTCCAAAGTACCATTTGTCACAAATGCGCTGACAGGCTCACCGTTGTATGTGAATTCCTTGTTGAGCTGAACCAAGATGCGCTTACCTTCACCGTTGACCTCTACGTGTTCAGGGTCTTCAATGGTAATCAGGTCATGTGGTAAGTAGGTCTTACCGACCTCAGCCAGAGGAATCAACTCAACCAGCTCTTTGTAGGTCGTTCCATAGCCAATATTCTTGCTCATGACAGAATCCAAGACAAGAACATGGATGATCTTCTGATTCACCTTCGAATTCTCTTCAGTCTGCTTAATAAGAGCTGCAAGCTTGTTCTGTTCACTCTCATTTTGCGCAATCTTCTGATTAGCCTGTTCAAGCTGCGCCTGTGTTTTGACGATGGCACTCCCTGGATCCAGCTCGGCTTTCAGAACATCCAGCACTGCTTGAATCAAAACGTCTTCTGATTCATTTGTACGGTCTCCAGGGAACGATCGTGAATTAGTGCTGTAGCGACTGCCTTCTGATAGTTGAATCTCTACCACGGTCTCAACGTTCGAGCCAGAGATTCTTAAGTACGGTTTTGTTGATAAGTTATAACCATTGATTGCCATGTCTATTCTCCTTTATCAGCTGGTTTAGTTTGTTCATCAAGCAGAGCTTCCAGCTCATCCACTCGTGCTTGAAGTCTCTGATTCTCTGCTCTTTGTTCATTCAACTGAATGCTCAAGAGATTACTTGTAATCATCGAATTTGTTGAGGCTGTTGACATTTCACTAATTGTCATTTGTAGGGCTTGGTTAAGCTGTTCTGCGTTCATTTTCTAAGTTCTCCAATCTTTGTGTAAGTTTTCTATTTTCAAGAGCAAGCTCCTGAATTGCTTTAAGTGCTATATTGGTCAATCTGAGATTATCCAGGTTCAGCGTGTCTCCGTTCTCGTAAACAAGCGTAGGATCTACCGCTTGAACTTCCTGCGCAATCAAACCAATCTTAGTGTGTGCTTGTCGTGGTCTATCCTCTTGCTTCTTCCAATCGTATTCCTTGAACTGGAATTGCTGGATATAATCAAGAGCCTTGTGCTTACATTCAACAATATTTTCCTTCAGACGTCTATCTGAGAAATGCTTATTGACTATTGTCCACAGACTGTACGCTTTACCGTTATAACTATAGTAAATATCATTTCCTGAACCACCAAAATCCATAGAAACAGATGAATTCCAATAGCCAATAGTTGCTGTGCTTGATCCATTGATAGACCCTTTCCCAGTCTTAAACCAGCCAATTCCGTTCGCTTTGATGTATCCCTCTACTGTTAATAGGAAGTCATCACTTCTGCTTGCGTAACCACCAGTAGTAAAATCCGAGTCTTTGTAAATGAAGAGGCCATAAGGGACATTCTCTCCACGACCATAAGAACCAATGAACTGGACACCCAACCCATCTTTGGCATTATAGTCTCGTGGTACGTTAATCTGTAAACCACCATTCACTGTATCAAACGAACCGTAAGAACCTAGTTGAATTTTAGTGTGGCCTGTTAAAGTTCCACCAAAGATATTTGCCCCTCGAATCGTTCCACCGTAGATTCGGTCACCACTTAAAATACCTGAACGAACCTGACTTGCATCAATCGCAACACTCTGAACGCGATTAATAAAGGCTTGTTTAGCAAACAATTGACTCAAGTAGGCTTCATTTGCGACTAATTTGTTGAATAATGCCTGGTCAACTTTTATTTTTTCAGCTGTAACAGCTTCAGCATCCAAAACAACTGTAGTCACTGAACCAGCTTCAAAATTGGCTGTCTTAAGCTTGTCAATCATAGCTGACTTGATAACGGCTCTCTCAATTAAGGTCTCGCCAGTGATATGAGTCAATTTCCCAGAAAGACGGTTATGACCATTAGCGCCCAGGTTTAAGCCAGAAATCAAATCACCTGCGCTGTTGATGTTCTGAACAGACCACGAGCCAGCTAACTGACTTTGAACCGAGCGAACGGCTTCAGACATATCATCAAATTGACTGGCTTTATATCCGTTCGTTTGAGAAGCACGAACGAGCATAATCTCTTTGATTTCAATCCAACCATTTTTAGCTAAGTAGAAATAGAGTGGATAAAGTTTATTATCTCCAAATTCAAAATCTTTAGTAATGTTGTATGTTTCTGTGAACTCTTTCCATTCAGTAGAAACAGCTGTCGAACTTATAGCTATGTTTGAAGAGAAAATTCCTTCGTTCGACTGGTGATTTTTAGCAACAACCGTAAAATTATGGTCTAATCGTCCCATAATTCGGTACTTGAAATTAAGAGTATATATCTCACCTTTGGACATTCTATCGATGTAGAGTGGTAGTGTGAATCCTGCGAATGTATATCCTGAATTGCCAGTACATCTAATGCTAAATGTACCGTTATTCACGAATACTCGCTTAGTATTGCCTTCATTGACTAGCGTATGCCTGTCCATCGACTTAGATCGGACAATTAAGTTATTATCACTTCCAAGACTTTTAGCAACTTCAACCTGAAAAAGTTGGGAAGTAAGAGCCATGCGAGCGACCTTATCAGCTATATCATTCTCGTTGCTACCGATGATGCGCTCATAAAGCTGACTAGTCTCTCTGACATGTTGGAAATCTGTCTGATTGACCTTGCCAGCAATCTGAGATGTGATGCTTGCAAATTGCCCGTCTACCGTCTGCTTGTACTGAGCAATTTTCGTAGCAATGTCATTGTTCGTCTGCGTACTTATCGCACTAAACCGACGTTCAAGACCTCTCAGATCCTCCTGATAAGTCGATTTACCTACATAGTCCCTTGTGACCAGCTCACGGACTGCTGTCGCTTGTCGTGCGCTCTCTTCTCGAGTGTATCTTCTCAATGCTTCTTGTCGCTGACCATCTTGACCAACATAGCTCTCGACTGCTGACATTTTAGTAGACAATCCATCAGCTGTTTTCTTGAATTCTGTTTTTGCTAAAGTGATTTCGCTTTTGGCTCCAGAAATCAAATTGGTCGTATCAGTTTTAAGCTTGACAAATGTTTCAGTCAGACCAGCTACATCTTGTCTGACCTCTGATTTCATCGCAAATCCGTCCATCTGGCCAGTCATGCGACTAAGGGCCTCTGTGGTCGTTCTGCGATATTCCGAAGCTTGATTGACCTCGCTTGTGACTGTCTGTTTCAAGACATCCAAGTCACCCGACAGAGCCGTCTGAGCGCTCGTAGCCTGTCTCTTGAATTCTTCAAGTTTGGCAACAGAATCCAACCCAATCCGCTTGGCTTCTTGAGCGAGTAAGGTGCTGGTGCCAGAATTTCTCAACGCTTCTTCAGCTTTTTGCCTATTTTCTTGGATAGCTTTTTTAATTTCTTGAGATTTTCGATTGAATTCCATATCGAATTTCTCGTGGTCGAATTCCGTCGGTTCAAGTTCCCATTCTGCACCATTCCAAAAGTACAGTTGTTTTTTGTCCCCGACGGTCAAAAACAAACGATCGCCTTTTCTCAATGTCCCTTTTGGCACATCTAAGGGCTTTACATCTCCAAAGTAGTTTGTGTTTTTCCCATCTGCAGACACTAAAGCTCTTGTGGCCGTTTGTAAGGCACGTTCGCTCCCTTCTATTGAATCAGTTAGCGTACGTGATAAATGACTAATTTCACTTGTTGCACGCTGAACCGTTCCAATATCATTGCAGATAACCTTTCGACTAATTAGATTACCACCTACATCGTATTCGCTAGTAAACGATACAATACGGACTTTCTGGCGAAATCCTAAGTTTTCGTTAATGGCCATAATGTAATCCCCTGGATTCGGACGACTGATTCGATAGCCAGCCCGTGATAAGTCTTCCATATCAATTTCAATAGAAACCTTATACGACTTATCAACATTCTCTTTTAAGCGTTCTAAGAGCTTGCCAGTTTCTTTGTAGCGTTCATCTACAACAGGGTCTGCTTCAATTCGTCCATAAATTGCAGATAGTGGACTCTCGTATGATGTTTCGTAACGACCTTTTGAGTGATCCTCGTCGTCTTTCCAAGCGCCGAGGCCACGTTGATAGGTTACAAAACTGTTGATATCTTTTTCTATTTTCAGCTCGTTCATATTAAAATCTTTACGAACGATTGTTGATAGATCTGTTCCGATTCGTTTTAAGATTCGGACCACATGGCCACGGACAGAAAATTCAAGCCCAGCAGCCTTGATGATATCGTTGAAAAGCGAGAGTCGAGACTTATTTCCGAAATTCTCTTTTCGAATAGGCCCGACCGTCGTTTCCAAATTGTAGGTATAGCCACTACCTGAAAAAATCGCTTGTAGATATGTTTCAAACGGCTTTGAGCCATTCAAAGTAGTGTAGACCATTGATTTTGACATGTCGTAGAAGAACTGATGCACTGCATCAAATTCAACCTCAATCTGTCGTCCTGTGTCGTTAGGTTTTGCGTAAGTAATACGATAATATTCATCGTCTAAGCGAAAACGCCAGCCTCGGCCTATACCGTGCAAGATTTTGTCATTGGTATAGATTGTACCTTTTACAGAAAGTTCACCGTTGACCGCATTAGTCACAGAATAAGCAACTAGAGCACTATGTTCTGTACCTTTTTCATCAATAAATGTAATCAATCTATCACCTCCTTACTTGTATAACTCTTTAAAACCTAAAATTTTGATTGTCCCCCTAAAATCAGTGGAATAACGAACTTGCTTCTGCGGATTTGGACGAATGACAAAATATTCATAATTTGTTCGAATATTGATGTTCAAATCTGGCAATGCCATACCTTTGTAAATTACATTTTCGACACCGGACAAGCGCAATTTGTCACCTTCTTTAATCGGTGTCGAAGCATGATTATAGATCCAGCGCCTTCCGTCAATCTCCAAAAAAAAGTTTATTTGGCTAGCGCTTGCGGTTAATTCAACTATATAAGGCACCTCTAGCTGACTAAGAGCTGCTGTGCCCCTGTACGGAATGACTCCACCGGTCAAAACAATGTCTCGAGGAGCTGTTTCGCCAAACGGTAGCTCAGCAGTTATCAGTTCAAAAGAAATGTTATATTTCAAACCCGCTGCTGATTTGCCAATAAAGCTATAGTCACTTTCGTTACTGATGTGCACCTTGTATCGATACTTCCAAGCAGTGTGAGGAATATCTAAAAGGTTCAAATCTCCTGTTTTCGCTCCCAGTAGTTCAAATCCGTACAAGTCATCTTGTACTGGGTGCATTTTAGTGATGAAATAAGGCTCATCACCATACAACCAACCTGCAAGCTCATCTTGTTTTTCCATAAATGCAGAAAGGCTAGCAACTGCAAGCCTTCCAGAAACTTTAATTATTTTTTGGCGCAGGGTGATTCCATCATGGATATATCCACTGCGCCCCTTAACTGTACGCCTATCCACCTCAACAGAAGGCGTACTATCAGCAATTTTAATGTTATAAATACCTAACTGAGATAATTTAGTCTCAGCGTTAGCATGTGTAATCAATAAATCCATTTCGTAGCCTTTCTATTCGTAGACAAAGTAATAATCTTTGATACGGTCACGAGCTTCTCGCTCTTTAACAGACGTGTAAATCTTGTCACCCACAATTTCGTTATGGATTTCAAATTTAGCGTTTGATAATTGAGAATTCTTTACATCATCGCTTAGATTTTCTAAGCTTGATTTCAGACCAGTATTATTCACACTGGCCGAAGTTGTGATCAAGCTATCAACGCCATAACTTTGGTCTGTAATTGCCATCGCATACTGTTTCGCAACACCATTGATTCTGCGCACCCAATCAGACATACCGATATACATCCCCTCACCTGTGAATCCACCAATAGATTTCATCACTCGAGATGGAGAATGGATGTCCAAAGCAGAACGCATCACGCTTGCGATGTTAGAAGCAATTGAATAAGCAAGTGAGTAAAGACTACCAGCCATGCTTGCCAATCCATTATAGAGACCTGAACCAGCATGAACACCAACAGAGTACAGATGACTAGCCAATGTATTGAAAATAGCCACAATCTGACTATTTGCAGAAGACGAAACGCTGACAGCTTGATTCATTCCGCTATTAAAAGCGGATGAGATAGCAGACATGCCTTGTTGTACATAACTCTTGACCTTATTCAGAGCACTATCAAATGTCTGGGCCATCTTGTTTCCGCCTGAAGTCGCAGCTTGATCAACTTTATTCATGCCGTCTGTAACAGCCTTAGAAACACCGTTCATGGCATTTGTCGCAGCAGTTTCAGCATTCTTGAAGTTACTTGTGACAGCATTCGCAACCGCTTGAGAGCTACTTTCAGCATTAGACTGCATAGTAGAAAATGCCGAGGTGGTAGAACCTTGCATGCTATTCGCTGAGCCTGTCGCATTTCCGCTCATAGTATTGTAATTGCCCGAGACAGCAGCTGCTGTGCTACTAGAAATAGCACTTGCATTACTTTGAACGGTCTGGAATGCAGCATTTGAGTCCGTTTGAAGCGCCTGCATGTAGGAGCTAGCACTTGTGTTCAAACCGCTCAAATTACTTGATACATTCGTATTCATGGTTGCTGACTCTGTCGTTGCAGTCGTTTGGGCTTGTTGCATATTAGTAGACACATTACTACTAAACGTCTGCATGTTGATACCGGCAGCTGCTGCAAGACCTTGCATACTTGTATCGACATTTGTACTCATAGTATTAACCTTGGTTTGAGCATCAAGGTTCATTGCATCCATAGAAAGGCCGACATTCGTTTGCATGGATTGCGCCTGTAAGGTTGCATTTGTTGACATTTCTGTCGTTTTAGCAGATACATGATCCGACATTTCCGTCGTCTTAGCCTTAACAACTTCGCTTCCTTCGGTTGTTTTTCCAGTAACAAAATCCCACATACCACCGAAGAAATCTCCTACAGCTGAAACTACTCCACTGATTGCTTCAGGAACGGCTGTTAACATCGCCTTGCCTAGTTCAAAAATGATATTCGCACCAGCTTCAAGAATTTTTGGCAAACCAGCTACTAAACCGACCACTAGTTTTGCAACTAGTTCAATACCACCACGTATGAGTTGAGGAATTGAGCTTGCTAACCCTGTGACTAATGTGCCGATGATTTGGGCAGCAGATTGAGCAATCTGTGGAAGATTATTTATGATTCCTTGAACTAGCGATACAATCAGCTGTATACCACCACTAATAATTGCAGGCAAGTTAGATACCAATCCTTGGATAAAGGATGTGATAACCTGTACTGCGATTTGCAAAATCATTGGTAATGATTGAACAATACCGTTAATAAGATTCTGTAGGATTTGAATGCCATTCTGAATAATACTTGGCATTTGTTGGCCAAGGCCAGTCAAGAAGGTCGTAACGGCCTGCTGAGCTGATTGCAAAATTTGTGGAAGATTGTTAAGGATACCTTGCACCAGATTTGCTAGCAATTCAACACCCATACCCAGTAACTGTGGAAGTGCACTAGCAATAGACTGTACAAATGTTCCAATCACAGTCACTGCTAAACTGATTAGAGATGTAGCGTTCTGACCTACTCCTTGAACCAAACTACCAATCAAATCAACACCAGCCTGTACCAAGACAGGAAAAATGGTTGCAAAAGCGCTGGCAAATTTAGCAATCAAATCAGCTCCAGATGCTATTAAAGCAGGAATTTGACTGGTTATGCCTGACACAAGATTTTGAATGATTTGAGGTCCTTTAGTCGTTACTGTATTTAGCAACTGGTCTATTTGGGCACCGAATTGATTGTTAATGATTCCCAATCCAGCTACTACAAGACCAAGGATTGCAGCGGGGCCGATAGCTGCTAAAGCTACACTCATGACCGACGCGATGCCTTGCGACATCATGCTAAGATTGCTAATGCCTCTAGCTGCAGCATTACCTAAAACACCAGGCAAACCGCTAAGTTTGGATGCAAATCGCTCTACATCTACAGCTGCTGAAAGAAAACCCTCCCCTAAAATTGATCCAAAAGCACCAATCTTACCACCTAAGCCACCTAATATACCTGTCAATTTTGTCAAGCCCTTAGTAGCAGGACCAAAAGCTAACAATCCACCGACCAGGCTTAAAATAGGTGCGGCTGATACCATAGAACTAGTGAATTTATCCATGACACCATCAGCTAACTTCGTACCATTCAAGAAATGGTCTAAGACTGGATTGATGTTCGCCATTGCATCAGTGAAATTTTGAATGCCTTGTGATTGGCTGAATTTATCTACCAGCTTATCCACATATTTGACGATTGTTGTAAATAATGGCAGTACTGATTCGCCGAGTTTAATCTGCAAGGTTTCAAATGACCCGCTTAGACCTTCAACAGCTCCCTTTAAGTTGTTAAGCTTTTCGGCAGCAACCTGTGCAGCAGTAACCTTGCTGATTTCTGCTTGCATCTTGTTAGCACCGTCAGCACCCTCATTCATCGCGATAGTTGCAGCACGCACAGCATCCGTACCAAACATTGTTTTTAGAGCCTGTTGTTGTTGCTGTTCTGTTAAACCACTTAAACTACTTTTTAAAACTTGGGAGATTTCAGCAAATGATTTTACCTTACCTTCAGCGGTGAAGAACTGGTTTGCTCCATCAGCAGTTATGATCCCGAGTTCTCTCATCATATTGGCCTGCGCCTTAGTCTGAGGTTGCAAGTTCATCAGCATTGTTTTGAGTGATGTACCCGCATCAGACCCTTTAAGACCATTCTGAGCAAACACTGCAAGAGCATTTGTTGTGTCTTTAAACGATAGGCCGAGTCCACTTGCGACTGGCGCAACTGCAGAAAGACCGTATTTTAATTCATGCACATCTGTAGCGGATGCATTTGCTGCGCCTGCTAATTGATTTGCCGCATCTACTACCGATAGATTATCTTTTTTAAATGCATTTAATGCCGTAGATGCTATTTCTGCTGCTTCTTTCAGGTCAAGTTCCCCAGCAGTTGCTAAGTTTAAAGCACCTGTCAAACCACCATCTAAAATATCTTTGGTAGACACACCAGCTTTTGCCAATTCTTCAATGGCATCCGCTGCTTCAGTAGCAGAAAATGCTGTATCAGCACCCGCTTTAATTGCTGCATCATGGAACTGCTTCATCGTTTCAGCGCTAGAACCAGTAACTGCCTTGATGCTACTCATACGTGCTTCAAAGTCTGCCGATTTGGTAATCGCACCGCCGATTGCATTCTTGATGAAGTTAAACCCTGCATAAGCCGCTGAAATACCCAGAGCTGTCTTGATGAGATTACTTGTAGCAGATGTTGCTTGATTTGTGTGATTCACAATCCCCATCAAAGCGTTGGTAGCTTTACTACCTGCTTGTTGAAAAGCATTACCCAGACCACTGGAAATTTTACTCGACAAGGCACTGATTTTGCTGATCAGCTTGCCACCTAACGTGTTACCAACTTGATTTGTAAAAATATTTACTTTTCCTAAAGTAGAATTAAAGGCATTTCCTATTGTGCTACCCAATTGTGAAAATTTATTTGAAATTGGAGATAAAGCACTTGAAATTTTAGAATTTAAACTGGTGAACGCTTGTGTTACTTTTGCCAAACCTGCTTGTATGGGTTCGGGCAATCGTTGACCAATGTTAGATGCAATACGTTGGATTTCGCCCAGAGCGATATTCAAACCACCTTTGAATCCTTGGCCTATTTTTTGACCGATTGAAGCATTTGAAGTTGCGAGCTCATTCATCAATTGACCAATTTTTTGAATCATTTGATTTGAACTATTGACCGCAGCTTTCTGGGCATCATCAAAAGCTTTTTTTGTATTTGATACAATTTCATTCATTGATTTTTCATAATCTTTAGTATCTGCCCCAATATAAGCGTAAATAGAACCATCAAAACTCATGCATCCACCTCCTTCTATTTCTAATTTCTATTTGCAAACATCTGGCTCGCTTTTTCAAGCAATGCCACAAAATCGTTTTTGTTTTTGATTTCTTTCTTTTTATCAGGATGGAAAACTCTTCGGACTTTGTCCTTGTCTCTCTTTTTACTGAGTTTCTTCGCATCAACTTTTTTGGCATTCAATGTATATCTCAGTTCAAGAGCTAGACCTGAAAGAGCTTCACGCTCTTCAATTTGTTTGTAGTAAAGGCCTTCCAAAATTGCATCAAGCTCCCACTTGTTACAAGACAAAATAGTTTCTTGATCAGTAAGACCGAGCTTAGCGCATTCTGTTAAGATACCGCATTTTCCATCTTGCCAATAATTTCTGAAATTGCTTTGACTTGAGCTTCTGCTGTTTGATCCCCAGCTTCCGCTTGAGCTTGTGCTAATTCTTGTCCAAGTTTCATGTTTTCGATATATTTCAAAATCTTCTTCTTGAAAAAACCTGACTGCACCATTTCTTCTTCAATTTCCTGAAATAGTTCTTCCTGTGGATCATCACTTTCCGATTTTTCAAATCGTGCTTCAATAGCTGCTAAAGCTTCATCTTCAGATACTGCTTTACCTTTTTTACTTGCACAATATTGAATCAAATCAACAATCCCTTGGTCGTCACGATTGACAATTTTGAAGAATAGCGCACCAACACCATTCCCAGCGGACTGGCCATTTGCATCTTTAGTCGCCATATCTTTGTCAATCTTGAACATTAAGCGATAATCAAATTTGATTTCAACAATTTTTTTTGCAACATTAAATTCCATGTGTATATACTCCTTTTACAAACAAAATAAAAAGGTGACCTTTGACAGTCACCCTTCTTAGACAGATCAGCGCTGAATGTTATCGTAGTCACCTGTGGTTTCGCCTGGGTTTTGGTAAGCGTAGATATTGTCCAACACAGCCAATTCCTCAGCAGAAAGTGGGAATTTACCATCCTGAAGACGGCCAACGATACCAGCAGTGTATGAAATCTCGACAAACTCTTCTACTCCATCATTGAATTCGATATCATCAGTGATTTTGGCATAACCAAACTTAGCAGGGTAAGCATCCTTTTTATTTGGATCTTCGCCAATTTGAGTTTTGACACTATCATCGACAATAACACGCCAAATCTTAATTGACTCACCTTTGGCTTGAGCATCTAAGACAACGTTAATTGACGGATCCATTGGAGCAAAGTATTGAGTCAAATCGATTGAGTGCTCATCGCTTGATTTTTCAAGCAAGCGACCTTGTTGTGTTTGCTCATCCTGGTATTCACCTCCAAGAGTAGTTGTTCCGTCTGTACGGTAAGCAGGAAGCAATGCTCCCTCGCCTTTTTCAGCGTGAATCGATTGGATGAAGTAGAACACCTTCTTACCAACGATTGGTTTTGCAGTTGTGATTTTCACTTGTCCTTTTTCAGTCATCTAGTTAGGACCTCCTTGTTTATAATATTGTTTCGGTCGTCTTGATAACGATATGATAGACCTCACGACCGATTGAGTTATCCATCAATATAGTTGAAGTAGTTCTTGTATTACGTCCTAGCAATCGAATAGCTTGCGACTTTACATCTTCAGCGTATGCCCGACTTTTATTACCAGGTAGGTAAATATCAATCTGAACCGTGCTATCTTCGATTAAAAGCCCCGTCTGCGCCGTCTTCGATGTATCAGATGTAATTCCTCCGATCACCAAAAAAGGCTCGGCTACGGACGCGGTAGGTAGCTTGAAATGGATTGGAACGTTCAAGGGTTCCAATTTACTTCTTAAGCTGTTTAATAGTTTGGTTGTTGGAGAATTCATCGTCATCTACTTCCTAAACATTTTGTTAAGATTATTCATCAATTTTGGATATTCCTCTCTCATCGCTGGCTCCATGAAAGGCTGTTCGGCCATTTTTCGTGTCCCCAATTCGACATATATCGAATAAAAAACAGGTGAAATGACTTGATAACCTAGTATTTTTTCTTGCATCGAGTATATGCTTTCGCTTAACCAACCCGTATCCCAAGGAGCATACAATTTAGCCAAACGCTCAACACGTAGACTGGAACGATTCAATTCTCTATCAACAGCGATAGGGGCTTGTCGTCCTTTTCTCTGCGTCTCGCGCAGAAATTTATCCAATCCTTTCACACGATAAGTTATGCTCATAGATAAATCACCGTGCTATTTTTGTGATGTTTCTTCCCTTGGATGCTTCGACGCTTGCCTTTGTAAATGACCTCCGAGAATCCAGTGTGGATTCCTTGAAGATGCAACTTGAAGCTATCTAGGTTGTACTTGCCAAAAATACCGATCTGTTCTGCATTCGTCAGAGAGCTTTCCTGACATGGCAGAGGGCCAATTTCGTTTTGAGCCGTATCCCCGAAAAGCTCGTCCTTAGGCTCTAATTCTTTGATTAAAATGACTCTGTCATTGTAAATCATTTCGCCGTCTCCCTTGCTAGATAAAACGTGCGATTCCTCGAGCCTTCCGCTTGCTAGCTAGAGAAATAAGAACTTGCTTATCATCTTCGGATAGATAATTGTCTTCCCAAGTGAAAGCACGTCCTTCCTCACTATCAGCTTTAGCTCCTTCAGAGTTCAGTTTATTAAACCGTTTAACCACCACATCACGAACTATATAAGATACTTCGTTAGGAATTTCAATAATTGATGCTTCAGAGTAGCGATTGATAAAGGCAAGAATGCGATCAGTGCTTTCTTTGATTATCAAATTCAGCAAGTCATCCTGCGCATTATCGCTTACCCCTTTTAGCAATTTGACTTCTTTTAAAATCTCAATCTTATCAATCGCCATCGATCATTAACCTCCTGGTACACCAGCTGCTGCAGGTTTTTCAATAGATGTTTCTACAACACCTTGAGGAATTTCAGCAAATAGCACGTTAGCACCGAAGAATACAGATTCGTAAGTGAGATTTTTCAAAGCGCGGTCGCGAGCAACTGCAATCAAACCAGTTTCATCTGTAAAGTCTGCAAACAATCCGCCAAGGTCTCCAGAAGCTACGTTCAAGTTAGCAAACACAAGGTTTTCAATCGCTGTTGTGTAGACCTTACCTTCTGGCACACCGTTCATCACGATCACGTTTTGCATACCAAGGAAGTTTTTGAGCAATGTCAACCCAAATACATTAGATGCATTCGCACCAACACCTGCATCACCAAGATATTCAGCTGCATCAAGCGGATTGATAAATGAAACGATAGGCGAACCTTCGAACTCGTTAAATGTTGCAATTTTAGCCCAAGCTTGAGCAAACGCACCTTGCAAGCCTTTACCCTTATTCTTTGTCGGGTTAGCTTTCAAGAATGTAAAGAATTGGTTCTTGATTCCGTTTTGGATTTCACGCATCAAACGTGTATCAGCTTCTGTGATTGCAACAGATGCTCCGTGACGTGCAATTGCTTCAGCAGATACTGAACGACGCTTTTTGAACCACGCAACTTCATGTGCTTGATCTTTAGTGCGAACCACTTTAGACAAAGGAATGTCTTCACCTTCACCCGGATTTGTTGCATCCACATCAGTAGTCCATTTGTAAGTTTGGATTTTGAGATCGTTTGTGAGTTCTTGACGACGTGTAACGCCCAAAAGTGTCAGCAAGTCGTTGATATTTTTGGAAAACTTGTTAACAAAATCAATAGACTTAATTTCGCCCAAGTCAGCCATAGTAGTTAATTTTTGTTCAGCCATGTTCTAGCCCTTTCTAAATAAATCAATATTTTCAGCAATCGCAGCCTGACGTTTGTTAGTATCTTCGATCGCCATAATTTGTTCTTTCGTGATTCCTGTTGTAGTACCACGACGCGGCGCGCTTTGAACTAGTCGTTCGTTTACGCGTTTTTCAACTTCGCTATCAAATACATTGCGCAAAGCCGTAATTTTAGCCTTAACTTCTTCAGCAGTCGGAGCGAGTACATGATTTAAAAATTCTTGTGGCAAGCCTTCATCTGCCAAGAGCGATTGAGTCGCTAGTTTCATCTCACGTTCAGCTATATCCTGCTCGCGCTTCTCCAAATCAGCGATTCGTTTCGCTTCTTCTTCTTTAGCGCGCTCGTCTTTGGTCAGCTTAGCCAGGCGTTCGCCTTCACTTTTAGCTTGTTCAATAGCTGTAACTTGTTCAGCTTCCCATTTTGAACGTTCAGCAGCTAACATTTTTCCGATTTCAGCACGGGTAAAAGTGCGTTCGTGCTTCTCGCTACCTGCATTTGATTCTGTTTCTACTTTCTCGTTCTGAGTGTCGACAGTCTCAGTTGATTCAGTAGATACAGTTCCGTTGATTTCTTCTGACATGATTGTCCTCCAGCGATTACGTCGCCACTCGATAATCTCGTTTTACGTCCGGCGACGAAACAGTACAGCTTTTATTGTCATCGGTACAGTTTGGACAAAAACCTAACCGTACGGGATTCTATACGGTTAGGTTTTATAGTTTAATTTCTTCAATTTTTGCACGTTGTTCTAGGATTTTTAAATAATTCCACATGGTTGAACGCTGACCTTTTAACAAATCAATTGGGCATTTAGGTTCAAACTCTAGCTGCCCTTTTTCGTATTGATCAATCATCATGTCTATTTTGTCGAATCGTTCTCTCAATTCGTGGTATTCTTTTCTAAATCTTGCTTTCCAATCTTCCATTTTTTAGTTCCTTTCTTCCAAAAAAACTGAGCAAAAATACCAGTTTATAGTAATTTACAGTGATTTATAGCAGTCTATTCCTGCAAGTCAAGATTCTAGATCACCTTCTTTCATTGATTTTTTAACTCCGTCAATCATCCCACTGACAATTGAATAACCTACAACTAATAAAACAAGCAGGACGATTACGCCTGCTGTGATAGATACCAAATTCCAAATAAACATTTTATCTCCTTTCTGGACAACAAAAAAGCGCCTAGATTACTATCTAAGCGCAAGATAGGCGGGACCGCCGAATGTCGCCCGCATTTCTCGACCCACTAGCTAAGTGGCGCGTTGGAGGCGGATACTTTTCAACCTCTATCTCTACTCTAAGTATATCACATATCATCTTTAGAGTAAAGCATCTTTTGTTCACGCTTCAATTTATTTAATTTTTGTTTTTTAATTTTGTGATAGTGGATGATATAGTTACCATCATCTTTTTGTATAAGCGCCGCTTCCATTAGATATTTCAAGCGCTCAGGGACTTTTTTATAAAATAACACCGAATTGTTATGATGACCAGAATTATCAGCGACATAATCTGGATTAGCAACCAATTCTTGCAACAGTAACATTTGCTCTAATGGGAATTCTGTACCATGTTTCTCTAAAATTTTCGCGAGATTTTTTCCAGCAACTTGTACATGCTTCAGTAATTCCTCAGTGCCAGGAACTGTAGGCAATTGTCCAATGATATAGTTTTCTGCGAGGTTTCGTTCGATATCCTTATAACTTACGCCCCCTTTTGATATATCATCCCACAAATTAGCGAGATCATCTTTCAGCTTTTCAAAATCGTTATTATGAGCTATGCTATCACCATTCAATTCCTCCTCATCTGGTATCACCCCAGACCGACAGTTAAAATGAAAAGGCGGAGCGTTTACCCCTGCCTGCATTTCGTCAATCAAATATCGCTTATTTTCCGCATGGATTCTTTTACAGATTTCAGTCGTTCGATTATCCAGATGAACCAGTATGCGATAATATTTCAGCCCTGCATCCTTGTATCTCTGGACAGCTGACCGATTGACAATCATCGTTCCATCTGTCCGAATGAGCGTTTCAGCTCGGCTATTAGCCACTTTGTACTTTTGTGCCAAATCACGCGCCATAGTACGAGGATGATCTCCTCGCACAAATCCAGCCTTCAGAATCTTTTTTAAATCTTTGACAAGATTATCTGTATTCCCCCACAATTGCTGACTGTAGTTGTATCCGTTAAACGGTGTTCTAACTAGTTCTTTTAGAGCTGGCTCATTAATTGCACCAGACCGACCGCTCATGGCCTTTTTATAGCCCATAAGAGCCATTTTTTGCAAATAGCTTTCAAACTTCTCGGCAATGATTCCTCTTGCGATACCTGCACGAAAAAGCATATCCAGTTGTAATGACTCTAATCTTGTAGCGCGTGCGGTTGTGTACTGCTCATTCAGCCTTTTAAGCAATTCTGGGTCTTTCTCGGCCTGCTCACGATACTTCCTAGCATTCTCCCGATAATCTGATAGGTCGGTGCCTTTCAGTCGCTGTAGCGCCTCCTGATAGTTCATCGAGCCGTTCTCAGAATACTTGCTAACAAAATCATAAAAAGCTTTTTGCATTTCGTTAGCTTGCTCTTGATAGACTTTATTTAATTCTCCAAAAAAATCAATATCTCTCCGGTCTAGATAACGAAAAATTTCATCTGACCGTTCTGACCAATAATCAAGATGGTTTTGGTTCGGCTTCTTGCTCATCATCGACCACCTCATCTACTGGATCTAACCGTGGTTCTGGTTGTTCCAAGGCTTCTTGCTCTTTCAAACGTTTCAGCTCATCTGCAGCATCTACACCCGTAACTTGATTCAGCAATTCGAAAATAGTCTGATCACTAACAATTCCGTAAAGCGACTTAATCATCTCAACGATTTCTTTTTCGTTTTGCGGAACGTTTGGACTAAAGACTACAGAGGTCTCGTTGATGAGCTCGTAAGCTGTGTTTTCATTGCCTTGGATTTTCCAGATATTAACTGCTAAACGCAAACGGCGCATGAGGCCGGCTTCAAACAGGTCTTCTTGTTGCTCTCTGTAGTTATCACTGGCCATGAGCTTATACTTCATTGACTCGCCTGATTGCGTACCAGCGAAGTTGTTGTCAAGCGTGTCCGGCGTGAAAGTGAAACGCAAAATATCATTGACTAAGCGTTTCTTGTATGCTTCTGCTCCGTCACTATCGTACTGCTTAATCAAATAGCTAGCGTCTGGATTAGCTCCGCCCGGGTTTGGATTGTCATCCAAGATGAGGACTTGCGCTTTTTTATACGCCTGCGACACATACAAACGACCATTTGGATTGATTCGTCCATCTTCCAAAAAGTCATTCTCTTCTGCGCCTGTATACGGATTCCCCCTAATCATCAAGATGGCATCGTTGCTATTTTGCTGGAAATTAGCAAGCTCAGACTGCGACAAGTCGTAAGCATCTATGTTATCCAAAACCGACTCATAAGAGCCTAAACGGTCCTCATTATTGCTGTACTCGTTAACTGGAACTGCTTTGAAGTAGTGCTCTTGTTCGTCCTTGAGAGCCATTTTATCGCTATCTGTGGACTTCCACTCATAGCTATAGATGCGATCTGCGGTGTAGACTTTGATAATTGTCTTACGCTTACTATCTCCATAATCAACATCGTAGTAGTTCACGGCCATGAGCGAGTTTTGCTCGTAAGTATCGTCGTAAATAACAAAAGTCTGCTCCGGACTGAGCTTATACAATTTAACCCACGCTTTGCTGTCGCGCTCTGTGACTGTCAAAAGCTCATAAGCACGTCCATACACACATAAGTCTTTTTTGACCGAGGAATTGTGCTTCTTCTCGTTGTTTTTAGCTGAAAAGTCCTTGATATTGTCAAGAATAGCTTTGTTTTCATTCTTGTATTCAACCGGATTCCCCAGCATGTACCCCTGTTCAAAAATGGTAATGTACTTAGCGAAATCACTAGAAATACGATTGTCTGCCGCAGTTTCGTCTGTCTTGGCAGGCCGATACTTGATATTGTTATCACCTTTATAATATCGCTTCAGTTCTTTCAACCGTGGTTGTTGCTCTGCTTTATGACGATTTACGTAGCGTTTTAACTGCTCAATCCAATTATCAGATCCATATTCGATAACTTCAAAGTCTTCAAGCATCATCATAAAATGCTCGTTCGATCTACTGTCAAAGCGTGTGCCTTTTAAAAATTTAACTTCCAACTTTACCTCCTGAAATAATAAGACGCATTCTTCATGCGGTCTTGTGTCGATTTTCTTTCGATGTGATATTTTTCCAAAGCATATCGAATCGCATCGATAACGTGGTTATTCGCATCAATTGGCTCATTCAACCAATTACCGTCTTTATCTTGCTTGTAGATATAAGTGTCAAATTCCTCTATCGTTTTTTCGCAAGACGGATGAATATAAATTTTGAATTGTTTCATAAAGTCTATGCCGGCATTGATTGATCCCTTGCCTTTCACGGAGGCTTGTATTCTTCTAACGCCCTTCGATCTCAACTCTGCTATTAAGCGCTGTTCTGCGCTGTCTGCCGTGATTTCTGCGTTTAGCATGTCGTTCTTAGCAATCATCTGATAAATATCTTCGGTGGTCATAGCATGCTCGTAATGCTCTGCATATATCCACAGTTCTTTTTTATCCAAATCCACAGCTAAGCGAGGGAAAGTGGTTGGATCATGTGTGAAGCCGAAGTCAAGACCTGCGGCTGTTTCTCCTACTCGTTTAATCGTGGCCTGTATATCAAAGTCACGAACGCTGTAATTCTCGAACACCAACCCTTCAGCAACTCCCCACTCCCCATCACAGACAATTCTAGCCCGCCTAGGGTTCGTTTGGTACAAGTCCTCATAACGCTTGATATCGACTTCATCAAGCCATTCATTACACCGATAAGTCGTTGTAAGCGATAGCGTGTCTGCTCGCTGAGTCTCCTTGTCAAAAAAGACACGTTTGAGCCAGTGTCTTTCATTCCACGGGTTAAATGTAACCGTGATTTGTTTAAAAAAATCAGGCACGTCTAAGCTACCACGGATAGACTCGACTACTGTACTGAACTTGTCTTCAGTCTCGATTTGATACGCTTCCTCGAACCAAGCCCAACAAAGAATGCCGACATCGACCGTGATAGATGTGATTTTAAGTTCATCATCCAAACCACGAAATAGAATTTTTTGACCTGTTTCTTTGACAGTTATTTCAGGCAACGACTCGTTGAATTTAAACTTATGAGCGGCTTTCAGTTGGTTAGCTGCCCACTTGAAATCCGTGTAAGTCGATTGCTTATTCGTATTCGAGTATCTACGGATGACAAGTAAGTTAGACCAAGGATATTTCAAAATACGGGTAACATGGTTCAAAGCAGTTGTCTTCGATTTCTTCGAACCACGAGATCCTTTTACAACTCGATAAAGATTTCTCGAGCGCCAGAACTGTCCGTATCCAGCTCCTACTATCTTAGGTAGGTCTACAACAATATCATTCTGTTTAATCTGGTATGTCTGATTCATTCGCGAACACCACCGTTCCAGAAACATCTGCCTCTACTTTGTCTGTCCAAAGCCTATGACGTTTGCCTAAAAGTTCGGCTGCCTTGATTCTATCTTTCGCCCCGACATCAATATCCGTAATCGTTTGACCTAATTCTCCGATACTTATCAAAGTTTGTTCCTGCGTCTCTCCACGCATCACCGAAGTTAGGTAAGTAAGCACCTCTTCCTGCGTTGCGATTTTCTCAGACGCAAGCTGAGCCAGTCTTTCGTCAATATAGGATTTGATTGTAGTATTTTGTAGTAACTTAGATGCGTTTGTATTGGCATATTTAGAGCTATACCCTGCCTTAATAGCTGCATCTGTCGCATTCCCGCTGATGATGTACTCATCAGCAAATCTCTGTTGTTTTAAAGTTAATTTAGCGATTTTCCATCACCTCCATTTTTTTACAACACAAAAAGCCACACGTTTGTGTGACCCATTGTAAGACCTCTCACAGACTTTGCAGGAATCGAACCCGCGATAACAGATTTGGAGTCTGTTGTGTTACCACTACACTAAAAATCTAAATAACGGTACCAGGTGTTGAACTAAATAATACAAAGAGGAAATCACCAGCTTTTCGCCCTGATACCGTTAAACATTAAAGGAGTCATCAGTCCGCTTTACCGTACTTGCTGACAATACCATAATATCACTTTAAAAGTTCCAAAGAGTTCCATTAGTTCCATTTTTTAGAAATTTTTTTCAAAGCGCTCTCTTTAGCCCGATGAATCGTTCCGCGCCCGCAACGTAGCTGAGCTTGAATTTGATTCCACGACAATCCATCAATATACAACAACCGCATGATAATATTTTCCACAGGGTCGTCCAATGACTCAATCACTTGCACCAGCTCGTCTCGTTCTTTATACAAAGCTTGAATTTCTTGATATAGCTGTTCTGATTTATCAATAATCAGAACATTTAATTCTTCGGATTGGTTTTTGTTATTCTTCGATTTTGGCATGTTATCGAACTGCTGTCCTCGCAAAATGCTCGATTTCAAGCTGATGATTTCCTGGTGTTTTGACTTCACTTTGATATCGATGTACTGCAAAGCTTTTAATCGTTGTTTGATATTGATCGTCAATCTTCTGCCACCTCCAAAAGCTCTGGGTTTTCGTAGATGTTGCCAATGATTTCGTTTTCGTCCGTCTCTGACCACAAATCGCTAGCTAATTTCTCGCAATCATTCATAATCAACCAAGCTCCCTCAAGCATGGTTACAACACCTGTGATTGTTTCATTTTCCGTTGTTGGTTGAGTTCGTACTTGTCTAACTACATCCCCCTCAAAGATTTCCTTGCCGTTCTTATCAACCAATCCTGTTGATTGCATGAGGTGAATGTCATTGTTCACAATCCATTCACCAGCAACAGAATCCTCATCAATAATCCAGATATCGCCATTTCCAACCATCACTTCGTCCGGTTGATACATACGATTTAATGAGCCACCATCATACGCTCTAAATTTTGGTGCTTCCATTTTACAAATCCTCCTCTTTGACGAAAGTACCGTCAATCCAGCGACCTTTGCGGTCTTTGATTTCTTGGTATGCCAGTTCAAAACATTCATCGAAGCTATAACCAAGCAACTGACTGATTGATTTTAGATATTCAACCGCGAATACTAAATCATAACGAAATATTCCATTGTAATCTTCTATCGCTATATGATAGAATTGCACAAATGTTTAAATTTAAGCCTTTAAAACATTTCATTACATCTACTTCTTCAGCGGGATTTAATCCCTCAAAAATCTTATGCACATCCTCTTTAATCAGCAAGGCCAGGCCAACAATCACGACTGCGCAATCTCCAATACTATCCTTTGTCAGCTTCTCATTCTTCTTGAGATAGCCTGCACATAACTCTCCGAACTCTTCGCAAAGTTTTAATGACTGCTTATCTAGTCGTCCACCGTTTTCAAGGTCACGGTCAATAA